GTGCTTTTTTGTTGTCTACGAGACAAATACTACTTTAAGTAGAAATTAAGTCAATACATAGTAGGGATTATTTCCTACTTAAAGTTGTATATTATTAGTTTTAAATAATAAAAAACCCACAAAAAGTGGGTTTAAAGTAAAAAATTAATAATTGGTTTCAAAGAAAATAAGCTGAAATTCAATAAATATCTCGGTACAAGCCAACCACTTTTCCAACAAGGCGGCAATCTTCGGAAAGTTTAATAATTTTATCAGGCCAGTCTGGGTTCAATGGTTCCAAGAATTTACTTGTTCCTTCGCCCTCAATGATAAGCTTTTTAAAAGTCGCCTCTGAATCGCCAGCGCAAGCTACAATTACAAGATCATCTGTTTTAAGATCAAATGTTTGAATGTCTGGATTCACATATATTCTATCACCCGGTAGAAAGGTTGGAGCCATAGAATATCCTACTACTTTTAAAGCATATCCATTTTTCCCGCATCTTTTATTTGGCGGTAAATATTCTTCAATTTCCGTATCTTTCAAAACTGTCTCAATCGGTGTAAATGAACCAGCCGCAACCCAAGAGATTACTGGAACCCTGCGTCCTTCGAAACCAACTTTATCTGATAAATCAATATTATTGTCTAACTTAGTGCCATGGTCTAAGTAACTAATTTCCACTCCAAAAATATCAGCCAATGTTTGTAGCTTTTCAATTCTTGGTTTAGCAGAACCGAGTGTATATCTACGAGCCATCTCATAAGAAACACCAATAGCATTTTTTAACTCATTGATAGTTTTAATTGGAGAGTCTTTTGCCTTCATCAATGCGTTGAGTCGGTCCGCAAAGTCTTTGTATTTAGCATCATCCATCAAAATAGGCTTCTTTTCTACTGTGGGTAGAATTTTACTATCAATTTTTAGTTGCACCAATTCTATTTTTGGTAGTATATTTCTTTCTACTTTAAGTAGGTTTTTTGGTGTCATTTATGACTACTCCACATGAAGCATTTAATAACGCTGTGACTTTTGCAGGGAGCATCTCAGCTTTAGCTCGAAAAATAGGGGTTACACCTTGGGCTGCTAGCAAATGGAATCCTGAGAAAATTCCAGAAGATCGCTGTTTGAAAATTGAGGAAATTACTCAGGGTCAAGTTAAGGCAGAACAATTACGACCAGATATTAACTGGGAATATGTTCGCAAGAACCTTAAGAAGCAAAACCAATCCGTGAGCTAATTCTCACAAATTAGCAAACGTGCGTATACGTGAAATTTAAAGAGGGATTCACATATGAGTGAAATCAACTTAAGCCCAGAGGCTAAAACAGCAATTTACAAGATGATTCACCAGTCACAAGGAGTTACGCCGCAAGAAATTGCAAACGTACTTGGTGACTCTTACAAGAGCGTACTTAATTACGCAAACCCAAATATGGAAAGCCATTTACCAAGTATTAAGAAGCTTGAGGCAATGATTCAGTTTACACGCAACCCAGCTTTAGTTAAGGCATGGGCACACATGCTTGGTTATGTTCTAGTGCCAGCTAATCAAGTGGATGAGAAAGGCCATGAAGTCAGCATTGTTGAAACCTTGCTACATATAAATATTAACAATGGCCAAACCAATCAACAGGTCCACAAAGTTTTAGAGGATGGAGTTGTTACACCTGCGGAATTAGCAGATACAGAAGAAATCTTAGAAGAAATGGAAAACCACATTCGCCAACTTCGAGAGGCGCTTAAGTCGGAAGCTGCAACTTATATTTCTAAGGTAAAGAAAGAAAAAGCCTGATCTGGTCCATCAGGCTAGTTAATTCAATTACTTGCTAGAGGAATCGAATATGCAAAACAATTTAGCAAATCAATCGGCTAATTACAACTTACCAGAATTTCTATCTGGTGACGTTGTTGTACTTACTGAAGAGTGCCGCACTTTTAAATCAAATGATTTGTTTGAAGTTAAAAACAAAACTTTGACTAGTTTATGGACCATCAAATCAGAGAATCATTTGATTCTAGTTTCTTCAAAAGAAATCCGCACAGCAACAGTTGCAGAACTTAATGCCAAACGCCGCCTAACAAAAGCTGAGCAAGCATTAGCGGAGGTGTCATGAGTACCTTTGAACAACAACAAAAGCATATTCAATCCTGGCATGAACCAGCATTAAGAACTTTGTCTGGTTTGTTGAAAAAACGGAAGGAAAATTTAGCCCGCCAAAACCGTGACGAAAAAAATGCTGCTGTAACACGTGATGAATTCATGCAGGCTTTGGTTGACGAGCATGGAAAACATGGGATTTATCTTATTCATGCTGGCCCGATCATCTCAAGTTTATATCGAGCTAAACGGATCCGCTATTTGGGTAGCACATTCATTCAGTTGAATGAAGAGGGGGATAAATGAGTCTAGATGCAACAGTTTGGGCTTGGAAAACCCGTCAAAAACAAAAGGTGGGTGGAGCATTAAAACCACTCAAAAAATTAGTCCTTCTTTCACTAGCCGATCGAGCTGGTGAAACACATGAATGCTATCCAAGTATTGCTCGTTTAGTTGATGACACGGAAATGGACCGTAAGACCGTTTTAAAAATCATTGATGAGTTAATTGAAGACGGATTTATTATCGATACTGGTAAGCGCGAAGGTAAAACTAAGCAGGTAAAAGTCTATCTTTTGATCGGAGTTAAAGGTCGGGAAACAGTACCAACAAAGGTACACTTTGACACTGAAAATGATGATTTAAACAATACCAACAATGGAACAGTTCCAACAACGGAACAGTTCCAACAATTCCATGAAAGAGTCCCAACAATTCCGTTAAACAGTCCCAACGTTGGGACACGGAATCTTTCAAAGAATCTATCAGAAGAATCTAAAAATAAAAAAACATGGTTGAGTTTGAAAAAACTTCGTGAAGAAATTCTTTTGGCAACTGATCAGGAAACTTACGAGCAGATCAAAAACGCGACTTGGTTCGATCGAGAGTTACGAGCATTTGAACTCTACAACGCCGAGAAGAATCTTTGCGATGAACTCATGAATTACCACTTTGCAGATTGGTTAATCAACGCATGTGGAAAATACCAAGCACGTGAACAATCTAAAAAACCAAATTCTGGAACGCAGGTCCGAGTCCCGCAGGGAGAATCAAATACTCTTAGTTCAAAACAGATTTACTCATTTGCTCAAAAACTTTCTGTACATCCTGAGTTTGCAAGCAAATACGCTGAAGGTAACGAGAGCTATGAACAACTTGCTGCACGTGTCGCAGTGAAACTTGCAGATCCAGAGCAACAACAAAAATTGATGCCATACCTCATTCAGGTTGGATTTCAACAAAAAGGTAAAGGAGAGGCGGCTTGAATAAATTCGAGATTTTAGCGTGGGGCTTATTAATTTCATTTTTTACAGCAGCTATTAGCGGTGCGGTGGTTTTGTGGTGGTTGGCGCGTAAAGAGCTAGATGAGAAAGGATATCGCCATGAGTAAATGCCAACACTGTGCAGTTGAAGAGTTAATAAATTCTTACGGCGGTTTTGCAGAAGTTAAGACTCTTTGTGAAAAATTACGAGGCCGATATAACCGGAGTGGGCTATCTAATACTGATTACAACGAGTTACTTCAATTAGAGAAGGCACTTGACCAAGCGAAGAAGTTTAATGCGGAGGGCGCAAAAAATGGACAGTAGGTGGATTGAAGCGCAACGCCGTGAAATGGAAAAGCTTATTTCACCAGAGCTAATCAAGTCGAGGAATTTAGCACGTCAAAGTTACTTCGATCATATGGAAAAAGAAATGGCTGACCACGTATCACGCTCAATTGAACCACTCAGCGGTAAAAAGCAAAGCACACTGGTTGAACTAAGGGAGTCAATTGAAAAACTGGCTCAGAAGTATAAACAAGATGCTCATTCTTCCAGCCTTTTTGGTGATCAGGATAAAGCGCGAGTTTATAACTGCTTTGCTAATCAATTGGACCATTTGCTGAAAGGTGGTGCTTGATGTCATCAGTCAGCATTGCTGAATACCGTAAGTTATTTCCTATTAAGAAAAATAAAAAGCGGCGTTCAGCAAAGCAAGTTGCCAGACAACCAAGTGTGGGTGAAATGGTTCTGGCAACGCATTTAAGAGCATGCAAGATAGGTTTTGAACAGGAATATAAGTTCCATCCAAAACGCAAATGGAGAGCTGATTTTCTGATAACGGGTACAAAGATTTTGATTGAGGTAGAAGGCGGGATCTGGAGCGGAGGCCGCCATACAAGAGGCAAGGGCTATTTAGGGGATATGGAGAAATACAACTCCGCAGCAATGATGGGTTTTACAGTTTTACGGTTCAGCACAGAGCAAGTTAAGTCCGGTATGGCATTAAAGCAAATTGAATTATTAATTAAGGGTAAATAGGAAGGCGATTATGTTAGTTGAAAAGTTTGATTTTATTGAGTTACTTCGCCTTGCTATTGCTCAAGGCAAAGCAGAAGGTAAGAAAATTTCTAAAGATGTTGTTTTAGGTGAATTAGCACTTTTATCACCAGCTGCAAAGCTTTGGGCCACAGTACTGGTTGAGAAGGTTGATTTTGAACGTATTGCAATAATTACCCCGGCACAAAAACAAACTGAAACTTTTTACAGTAAATATGATTTTAATTTTCAAACTGAACGCCGTATTGAAGATATTCCGGGCAAGGTTGAATTCGTTCGCGGCGAGATTAAATCTGGTAATTTTTTCCGAGCGCGAAATAAATTAGCGGTAAAGATTCATGAAGAAATGGTAAAGAAAAAATTTACCCCTACCAATGCCCAAGGTGATCTTACTAATCTGGCAAAAGGTATGGCTGAGATTATTTTACGCGGACATGTTTTCGTTAAAGCTATGTGTGGAGCATGCCAAGGATTAGGAAAACTCGAAACATTTAATTCAAAGGGTTTTCCTGAGGGTGCAAAGTTTTGCGAAAAATGTAATGGAACTGGCAAGCGTCCATATACATTAAATGAAAAAATGAAAATTGCAGGAATTGTTGCCACTAAGACTGCTTACATAAAAAGCTATCAAAAGTTTGAGTTATTAGGAGAATCTATTGTTGCAGAATGGGAAAATGAAATTAGATCGGGTATTTCTCGCTCATTTCGTTTTGAACTTCCTGATAATCAAGAAACTTGTGCTTGACAGTTGGGTATACACTTGAGTATAAAGATTTCTAAAATGGGCGAAATGTAAAGTAATCGCCAGAAAGATTTTAAAAGCTCGCCAAATGGTGAGCTTTTTTGTATTGAATGAATTATGAAATTTTATGCTTAGGCCTTATAATTTTCTAAATAAAATTAAACAGGAATAAGAAATGGGTAATCTGCCTAAATTCTATCAAGTTGGTACATGTCATTATAATCTTGATCAAATTGTCAAAATAGAATCAAGTATAGACCTTAGCTCCGTATTAGTTAATTTCTCGGATGGTTCTGAAGTAGAGTTTCCGTTCGATAGTGAAGATGAATACAATCAATTTATCCATTTAATAAGAAGTATAAATTTTTCTTCAGATTTAAATTTTTAATTTGCCGAGCGTATTACGGCGCATGAAGCCCTGCCAAATACTAGTTATTGGCGGGGCTTTTTCTTTTTGGAGTATGTATGACTGAATTTCAAAAAATTACGCATGAGATTAGACAGCTCCAAATAGAGCTAAATCACACAGGCAGTTGCACAACCAAAGGCCTAACAGAAGAAGAGATCGCTCACTTAGATGAGCGATTTTTTTTGGCCATAGCAAAGCAAAATAAATTAATCGCACGGCTCAACAATAAGCCTGAGGGCTTCTTATAAATATTGGTGGTGCAATGGATCCTAAAAAGTATTTTATTCTCACCAGAAAAAAAGAAAGGAAACCTAAACCAAAGAGCATGCCGTTGCCGAAAGCTACAGAAAAATACTTAAAAGCTGAAGAAGAATTTACTGAAGCTTTAGACAATCTGGAAATTAAGTACGAAAAGAAATTCCAGTTTAAGTCTACTAAGCATTGGCGTTTTGATTTTCATTTAATTGAACATCACATATTAGTTGAAATTGCTGGTGGCCCTTGGTCGGGTGGTCGAAAGGGTAAGCTAAAAAACAAAGCTTGGAGTCTTGATCGTTACGATGTGGCTGAAGAGATGGGTTACACAGTAATTCGCATAGAGGCAGCACCAAGATTTAAGATTAATGAATCTGGTCCATTACAGATCCAAGCTCATTTCGCTAGTCAGTGGCTTAAAAACTTAAAGAGGCAAATATTTAATGGATCAGATCAGACCATTCCCACCAACTGATTTTATTGACCAGGCCGAAGAAGAGGAAGCAATTCGTTTAATACCGGCACCAGACCTAAAGAAATGGGTTGTGGCTAACTACTTAACTATAGGTGGACCACTTCATAACCCTGATCATAACCATATTGCTGAGTTGCTTCATGATAATGAAGAGTTCTTAGCATTTGCTTGGGCTTCTTCTGCATATAAAAGCAAGCAAGCTATGGTGTTAGGCCAGTGCGAAAAAGTCATGTTCAATGTTGGTGGCTGGCGTAA